AGAAAGGGTGAGAAGTTGGTAGAAGAACTCCTTACCGAAGGCAAGACTGTAGAGGTTAAGCGTGACCGCAAGTGGTGGGTTACTAACAATCTTTACATTGAAGTTGAGTGCTGGTACATGAAGTCTAAATCGTGGGAGCCATCAGGAATTATGGTGACTGAGGCTGCTTACTGGGCATTTGTATTGGAACAAGGTGTACTCATGGTACCTACAAGCCATGTGTTGTATGCCATTAAAGAGTTTGGTCGAGAGATTACATGTGAGATACCCCCGAATAAGAGCAAGGGATACCTCATAACAGTAGATGATTTACTCACGGCAATGCGGAAGTTAAAGAATGAGAAAGCGGAAACAGTAGATGGATAAACAAGACGAGGTATGGGATGTGATTTATTCTGTCGCAAGACAGATAGCCTCTCGTTCAGGTCGCATCCATCGTGGGCTAGTAACTACTGATGACATGTACCAACACCTATCTTTGTGGGCGTTGGAACATTGGCACAAGATAGAACAGTGGCAACAGGAGGAGAGTCTTAAGTACAAGTTGCGTAAGACTTTCTTCAATGAAGCACAGAAGTATGTGGCTAAGGAGAGACAGAGAACATCGCGTTCTCCTATGTCAGATACTTTCTACTATTCACACGAGGTATTGCATGAACTATTGCGTGATGTGTGGACACACGAGGGATGGTCAGATACTCCTGACTTAAGTAATGAATTTGTTACTCGCTCAAGCAAGCCAAGTGAGAGTGGCAATCGTATGGCTTTGCTATCAGATGTTATGGCTGGGCTAGAGAAACTATCAGATGTAGATAGAGACTTACTTAAGATGCGCTATCACGCAGGTGGTATGGAGTTAGGTGCAATGGCTGAGACTTATGGCACGACAGAAGAAGCAATGCGTAAGAGAGTCAAGCGTGCATTAACTAAGTTGCAAGACAGGCTCGGCGGAGAACAACCAGTATGGAACAGGCGCAATCGTAGCAATGCCCAAGCGAGACAGGAAGTGAGTGATAACTAATGATTATTGGACTAAGTGGATACGCACAATCAGGCAAGGACAGCACGGCAGAATTGTTGTGTCTTAATTACGGCTATCGCCGTATCGCTTTCGCTGACCCTATGCGTGAGGCTTTAATGAGATTGAATCCTAAGTTGGATAGCATCACACACATAGCCCATCGTGTTGATGACTATGGCTGGGATGTAACTAAGCGTGACCCAGAGGTGCGCCGTCTATTGCAGGTACTAGGTACAGATGTCGGGCGCAAGATGTTTGGTGATGACTTCTGGATTAAGATTGCATTGTCAGGTATTAAGTCAGAAGATAAAGTTGTTGTCTCTGATGTGCGCTTTCCTAATGAGGCACAAGCAATCAAGAATCTTGGTGGCACTGTCTGGCGCATCAATCGCCACAACCATAGCGCTGTCAATGGACACCCATCAGAGCATGCAATGGATAACTACATGTTCAATCATGTTATCTACAACGATGGAACTCTTGATGACTTAAGTGATGAAGTGTTTATGCTTGCTAAGGAACTTGACCTGGCTTAATACATAGAGAAACCCAGCGAGACAGGAGAGAATCGCTGGGTTTTTCTATGCACATAAACTTATCGCTTATGTGCTAGACAATCATAACACAGGGTTATTGTTTGGGTCTGTCACATCCCAACCGACACGACTACGCAGACGGGTACGCATCGCAGGTGTGGTGCCACCCCATACTCCGTACCTTTCGTGGGCTAAGCCCCACTCTAAACATGCCTGTTTAATCGGACACTCGGCACACATCTTGTCAATCATGCGCTCCTCATCGCGGGTGAATAAGTCTTTCGGTGGATAAAATACTTCGGTGTCTATGCCCCTGCACTTACCCTTGCTCATAATTCTTGGGTTGTATCTTAAGAAATAACGGGTGATGGTTTTGCCATGGCGCTTGCCCATTATTCTTACGCCCATGACTTCGTGGTACTCAGGCTTCATGTCTTAATACCAACCCTTGGCAAGGTGATGAGCGTATGCTCGGCAGATGTTGTTGCCTGACTTGCCGTATCTGTGTTCCAGATAGACAAGCCCAGCATCAATCTGCTTCCTGCCATTCCAGGTTGGCTTAAGACCGATGTTCTCCCATGTACTGTCCAGTAACTGTGGAATACCCATGGCACTAGACTGTTTGTTCTTGGCTTTTGGTCGCCAGTTTGACTCGCGTTTCCATAATTCATACAAGCAAGACCACTGTTCAAGTTTGTCCTGCTTAGTTAGTTGGTCAATAGCATAGCGTTGGTAGTCGTTCTCGTAGTGGGCAATGACTCTACCTTCTGGCTGATGTGTCAAGACTGTAGGCTGTGTAACTACCAGCGCTACGGCTAGACCTACGGCAGTTACAATCCAGATGCGTGCGTGTGGATGGATGTCTCTCATTGTTGCAACTCCTGCTCTCGTATGCTGTCAAGGTATGTATCAATAGCGCGGTTGGCTAGTTCCCTGTGTCTTAATTCACAAGGCGTACAGCGTTCGGTCATGTAGTTCATAGTCTTTGGGTTCTCTACTGTGGCACCACAACTTCTGCACTCCATAAGTATCATAGCAAGACCTTGCTGTGTGGTTCGGTGCTGTCTAACTTAAGACAGAAATCTTCTACCTTATCAAGCCAGTCAGGTGATGTAATGAATCTACCTTCCTTGTCCAGCCATGTTAATTCAAAGCCATCGTTGTCATCCCAATGCAGGATAACTCGCATCTCTACGCCATCAATGGTGAGGTCGAAGTCTTTGTCGTAGGCTGTAACTCCTTTAGTCATAGCCCCAGTTGTAATTGTGTGGTTCATTTCTTTTCTCCTGTCTTAAGTAATACACCCAGTATTTCTAGGTGATGTTCCATTATGCCATGCCAGTAGTCGAAGTCCTCGTTATTAGTCGTGGCATTTCGCTGTGACCTTGCTCTCTTTATTGTGTTGCACAATGCCTTAACTTCTTTATTGTGAATCAGACGAATCATTTCTTTATTGCTCATCAGGTAGCACCCGTCCCTTGAACTCTGATGTAAGAACTTTAACTGTTGAGTCATCGAACTTAAACTCAGGGTGGTTCCAGTCCCACATGCGTGGGTCGCCGTCATAAGTATCTACCTCAATCGTAAGTAACCATTTATCTTTCATGTCTTAAGCCACACTTTCTTTAGTCGGAGGGGTTGTTTGGCACAGGACTACATGACTGTGTTTGCATGTGCATTGAGGCGCACGATTAACTGTTCGTCTTGTCGTTACTTCTATTGAGGTATCGCATGATGTGCATACATACCAATAAGTTGTGTACTCTCTCATGTCTTAAGCCCCAATCTCGTAGGATTCGCAGACCATCATGACAACATCGTCAAGTTTGGCAATCAAGTCTGATAGTTCTTGCTCGGTCAAGTGTTTGGTCATACCTTTTGTGACTGATGACTTCCATACATTAGCCATTAGATTTCTCCTCTGTCTTAAGTACTGAGAGCAGTGCCTCAAGGTGGTCAAGTGCCTGTTGCTTGCGCTTGTAGTTTGTACCCAGCATTTCGTTAGCCTTCTTAAGCGTGCTTCCATGACGGGTCATCTTCATACCTGTCTTAAGTTCTAACTTAATCCATGAGACAAGAGACAAGAGGACATACAAGTCCACGCCTGACCCGCTTGCGCTAGTCATCTCTCCGTTCTCGTTGAATGACATGTTGTTAGCGCCGTTGGTTAATGCTTCTAGTGTGTGTTCTGGTAGTGGCATGTTAGTTATCTCCTGTCTTAAGTACGAAGCCTTCGTAGTATCCGTCTTTGATGTCGTTCTTCATCCATTGTTCTGCGTTGGCTGTCCATTTATCAACATTCACTGTTCGGCTCACGCCATTCTGTGTGACTGTATAGGTGGTGCCTTCTGTTGTGATTGTGTCCCCGTTAGGGTGTGTCCATGTTGCCATTGTGTTTCTCCTGTCTGTAGTTGGTAGTTGTATTTAACTCTCGTCACCTATGCGGTGTCAAGCATTTTGCATGTGATGTTGGTCACACTATGTCTTAAGGCAGAGGATGCCCAGCAGGACACCCGACTTGCTCGACTAAGCATGATTCAGGAATCTCCCAGACTCCTAGTGCAACTGATACTGTGTAGATTGCGCTGAGTATTAAGACATAAATAAACATCGCTCTAACTTGTTTGCCTCGGCGTGTAAGTTTCATCGCTTGTACTCCTTGGCATGTTGGCATTGGTTGAGTGGGATTAGGCAGTCTCCGCAGATAGTCTCGGTCATGATGCCACCGCTGTTAGTTCTGTCTTAATACCTGAGATTGCTTGAGTTAGAATCTGGATTGTCTTGATGTCTAAACTCTCAAACTTGTCCCATGAAAATACTTTCTCGCCTGTCACTCGTTGGATTTCTTCAAGCATGTTCTTGAGTGCAGGGGTGTATTGCTCGCGGAGAAACTTGCGTTCTAGGTGGCGGGCGTATTTTCTGGCTCGGTCGTCATAGCCTCGTGCGTTGCGCCAGTCTTTTGTTATCAGCCTGACCGCTTCAATCCACTCAATGCGGATGTGATTGAGGGCTACCCATTTTTGGTCGCCGTTGCTGTTCTGTATTAAGACATCACGATTGCGGTATTTCTTTTCTTGTTCTGTCTTAAGTTGTGTTTCTATGATTACAACCTTGCGCCGTTTGTGTATGTCGGCGGTCTTTGCATAGGAATTATCTGCATAAACTTTGTCTCGCCAGTTGGCAGACTCGTGCATGTAGTAACTCTTTCCGATTATGAGTTCGGCTCGCTTCATTTGGTTCATCTCCTGTTCTTGGTGGTGCCAGTAAGTGGAGACTTTCTCCGCCTTACCTTGTGCCTCAATGGTGGCATGAACACCGCGGTTTCTTCAACATTTGAGGCTGTGATTTTCATCACATGTTTTCTTTCTGTCTTAAGTCATACCTCCTCGGTAATCTTTACAATGGTGCATGCTTGCTTGTTAGCCTCAAGCATGGCTTTGATTTGTGCCATCTTTTCCATGCTGTCGGTGGTGTTCAAGCCTGAGAAACTTCCGCGCTTGCTGTAGATTTCGTATGTGATTTTCATGTCTTAAGTCACTCCCCATCTTTCTGGATGTAGTGGCGGGCGATGTCATCAAAAACATCTGAACCCCAGCCGAGCAACAACTCATGCATAAGGTCGGCGGTGATTGCCTCGACTTCTTCACTCTGTCTTAAGACAAGGAGCGCCCGCGATACTTGCTCCTCAAAAACTTCACGCATTGCCTCGCTAATTGCGGGAACGCTTTCTTTCTTGCTTCGTACTAGGTCAATCGTCTCAAAATAAGCCTCGCTGTTGTTATCCACAACAAGGGTGTAATCGCTCACGAATTGTTCGCGGGCTGTTGGTGCTGTTGCTTCCATCTTTCTGTTCTCCTGTCTTAATACACAAGGGGCGCTTTACCTCTTGCGGTCTTGCTTGGTGCAACCTTCTCACGATTCCGTTTCCCATTGTGGGATTTCGGGTGTGATGTTGGTCACATCGTGCCCCCGTAGGTCGTGAACCTGTGCCGACTTATCGGGCGGGGGCTTTCTGTCTTAAGTCCTAGCCGATGAACCTCATCCCGCACATGTCACAACTGACACCAGCATCCAGCACGCCACGAGAGGCGCGGATTACCTGTTCACAAGGGCACACCGCCTTGATTAAGTTGGTGTTTCTGCCTTTCTTCTTCGCCTGTTCGCCTCCTAGGGCGGTGAGGTCGAACGCGTTCGATAGGATGGTGAGGGCTTTCTTCCATCGCTTAGCGCCTAACTCGGTGAGGGTTGTTGCAGCGTGTCCCTTTCCCTTAATCTCGTGAGTTTCTAGCCCTAGCGCCTCGGCTTGAGCCTTGAACTTAGCGTTGTGATACTGATTTGAGGAGCAATCTTCAATCCCGTTCATGTGATTCATTGAGTGCGCCACCTCATGGAGGAGGGTTGAAAGTAATTCTTCTGGTGTCGTGAAATGCTCAAGGTTGAACGCGATTTCTGAGAAAGATTCCTCTCCCGCTTTCCATGGTGTGAACGGGGTGAAATGTCCCTTTCTGCCCTTGAGGTCACGAGTCACGAGGAGAGTTGCACGAGGTGCGCCTGTTTCTGTCTTAATCAACTCGTGAGCCTGTTCTAGTGCCTTGGTGATTGTTGAGAGTGCCTCCGCCTTGGTTGCCTTGCCTGTTGCCTTGGTTGCTGTTGCTTGTGTCATTTCTGGTTTCTCCTGTCATGTCGTAAGTCCGATTTGAACTCACAAGGAGATTTATACAAGCGGGGCGGGGAGGCTGTCAACAACTCTCACGCTTAAGACACAATGTGTGACTGGTCACATCTTCCACGCTTACGAGGAATGACTGGTCATCTCACTATGTGAGACGGCGTGAGCGTGAGCGTGAGCGTGAGCGTGTAAGCGGGGGGCATGCATGCGGGGGGATGCGGGGGATTCAGGGGGAGCGATTAGCAGAGTGAAAGCCCTTGCCTGTCCTAGCCCTGTTCGCATTGCATCGCATCACCGCTAAGCCCTGTCTGCCTAGCCTTGAAAGTAAGTGAGTGAGCGTGCATGCTTCACCCCAGGATTGTTAAATCCGTGCTGTGTATGTGTATGTGTATCTACCCACATAACTTTGATAGTTCTGGGGTCACATAAGCCTCTGACCAGCACTTTTGCCGCAGGCAAAAATATATTAAAAATACTTTGGACAAAAGTGTCCGCTAAGGACCTTTTGGACACCTATAGTATAGTGAGAGGCGAAATTATCGGAGCCTCTCTATACACTAGCAGCGACCCTTGGGGTCGCACCCTAAAGGAAGCCCTAACCTTCGGCTTCGTTTAGACTACGCCTTCGGTTAGGAGATAAGCCCGAAACTTCCATATTTTCGTTTCGGTATGCCTATGGACAGAAAAAGAGTTACAGCAGCAAGCCATAAGAGCGATGCCATAAAGAGGCAAATTATCGAATTCCTAATGGAGGGGTACTCTGTCCAACGGGCGATGGATGCCGTAGGACGAAGTGTTAAGACCTATGAATACTACCGTAAGACTGACCAGGAGTTTTCAACCCAGGTAGATAAAGTCCGTAGTATGACCGCCCGTGGCGAAATCAACGGGGCTAGAGGGGAAGTACCACCCTTCCCTGAATTCTCAGAAAAATTTTTAGGCACTCAGGTGTTCAAGCATCAGGAGCATTGGATTGACTTATTGGAGGGTAGAGAACCTTCGGATGTCCATCCTTCCATTACCCATGAACCTGGGTCCCCTGATTTAATTATTATCAATACCCCACCAGAACACGCAAAGTCCACGACCATTACGGTCAACTATGCTGTCTATCGGATTTGCCAGAACCCTAATATCAGAATCATGGTTGTGTCCAAGACACAGGCTATGGCACAAAAATTCCTGTTATCCATCAAAAACAGACTGACACATCCTAAGTACCAGGACCTCCAATTAACCTTTGGACCTCCAGGCGGTTTTCAAAAAGGGTCTGATTCATGGAAACAGGATTTAATTTATCTATCCTCTGAGTCTCGCGACTCTGGCGAAAAGGACCCTACAGTCCAGGCTATCGGTATCCGTGGTCATATCTACGGCGCTCGTGCTGACTTAATCATCATGGACGACTGTGTTGACCATACCAACGCCCATGAGTACGAGAAGCAGATTGACTGGATTCAGTCGGAAGTTATGTCCCGTATTGACAACGATGGTGGTCGCCTACTGGTTATTGGTACGCGCCTTCGTCCCAAGGACTTGTACTCTGAACTGCGTGATGAAGCACGCTACCCAGATGAGACTTCCCCATGGACATACTTTGCACAACCTGCAGTTTTAGAATTTGACGAGGACCCTGAGAAATGGGTAACCCTCTGGGCTAAGACCAACATTGCACCCGTATCTGGTAAGGGAGAACCTGACGAGAACGGGCTGTACAACAAATGGGATGGACCTTCTTTAAACAAAAAGCGCAGTCGCATCTCCCCAAATCTTTGGGCAATGGTCTATCAGCAACAGCAAGTCCATGAAGATGCAGCATTTCCTACTACAGCCGTTAAGGGTGTTGTCAATGGCGCTCGCAACTTTGGAATTATTCCAAGGGGCAAGAATGGTGTGCGCTTTAATGGCATGGATGGTTTGATTGTTGTAGCAGGACTAGACCCAGCAGGCTCTGGTTATACCGCTGCTGTCTGTCTTGCTATAGATGTATCTACACAGAAGCGTTATCTGTTAGATGTTTCTAACAAGGCTGCAATGAAACCAGATGAGATTCGTGAACTCATTAAGGGTTGGACGGATAAATATAGAGTTTCTGAGTGGCGTGTTGAGAAAAATGCTTTCCAAACAATGTTGACTCAGGACCGTGAGGTACGGGAATACCTGTCGTCACGGGGTGCAATTTTACGCGAACATCATACGGGTCAGAATAAATGGGACACCAACTTCGGAGTTGCATCCCTGACGACCCTCTTTTACGGATGGGAAGATGGCAAGGCTCTTATTGAGTTCCCATCAACGCATGCATCAGAAGGTATTAAGACACTCATTGAACAACTGGTCACCTGGTATCCAGATGCACCTAAGTCACAAAAGACAGATACCGTCATGGCTTTCTGGTTTGCTGAACTTGGTGTTCGTGACCGTTTAGTAAATGCATCAAACTTTTCAAAGTCACACAACCGCATGAACATGTTCCATACAAAGTATGACGAATCAAGACAATATACCGTTAATTTAAATGACTACAACTATTCATAGAACTGGAGGTGGATGCGATTCTAACTGTTGATGAAATTAAAAATAACTTCCTCATTATCAAGCAGGCATTTGCTGAGCGCGATAGTCGCATGGAAGATGTCCTCCTAGTTCGTAAAGGTCGCATGCGCGATGTTTACCCTGACTTGTTCCCAGACGGTCCTTTCGAGAACCCAATCGTGGCGAACATGGTTGACATTTCAGCGCGTGACCTATCAGAAGTTATTGCGCCTATGCCTGCATTTAACTGCAACTCACCTACTATGGTTTCTGAGAAGGAACGCAAGAAGGCTGATAAGCGCGAGGAAATTGTTAACGGCATTGTTGACTTCTCTGACATTCAAACTCAGATGTTTACAGCGGCAGACCGCTATGTAACCTACGGATTTGTACCTGCACAGGTAGAGTATGACCTAGAAGCACAGATGCCACGCATCCGTTTCTTAGATTCATACGGTTCATACCCAATGATTGACCGCTTTGGTCGAGTTCAGTATTTCTACCAACGCATTGAGAAGCCAGTATCAGAGTTAATGGCTGCATACCCAGAGTATGCCCACATTATTTTTGACAAAGATGAGAACACAACAACCTCTGTACTTGAGATTGTTCGTTATCATGACAAAGACCAGGATGTTTTGTTCATCCCATCACGCAACAACCTTGTTATTGACCGTTCAAAGAACGCATTAGGTGAGGTTATGGTTCGTGTTGTACAGCGACCATCACTTGACTCACAATCACGCGGACAGTTTGATGATGTTCTAGCAATTCAGGTAGCAAAAGCACGCTATGCATTGCTTTCTCTTGAGGCTGCAACTAAGGCAGTACAGGCACCTATCGTTGTGCCACGCGATGTTAGCGATTTAGCACTTGGTCCAGATGCAGTTATCCAAACTGAGCGCCCACAAGATGTACGCCGTGTATCTATTGAGATTCCTGGCGGAACTTTTGCACAGCAACAGGTACTTGAAGGTGAATTACGCCTAGGTTCACGCTATCCAGAGTCTCGTACAGGTAACATTGATGCTTCAATCATCACGGGTCGTGGTGTTCAGGCACTTATGGGTGGTTTTGACACACAGATTAAGACAGCACATGCAATGTTTGCTCGTGCTTTCGTAGAACTTATCAGCCTTGCACTCAAAGTTGATGAAAAGATTTTTGGTAATGTAGAGAAGAACCTACGCGGTACACGCAACGGTACTCCTTACAACATTAAGTACAAGCCAATGCGCGATATTGATGGTGATTACACTGTTGATGTCCAGTATGGCTTAATGGCAGGACTTGACCCTAACCGCGCCTTGGTCTTTGGACTACAAGCACGCGGTGACAAGTTGATTTCACGCGATTTCCTTCGCCGTCAGATGCCTTTCTCCTTCAATGCAACACAAGAAGAAGAAAAGGTTGACACAGAAGAACTACGCGATGCAATGAAGCAAGCGATTGCTTCTTATGCTCAGGCTATTCCAGCCCTTGCATCTCAAGGTCAAGACCCATCTGACATTCTTTACAAACTTTCATCCGTTATCAATGCACGCCAGAAGGGAACCTCTATCGAGGTTGCGGTTTCTGATGCGTTTAAACCACAGAATCCCCCACCTGGTGCGATGACCCCTGATGGTGTAAGTCCTGAGATACTTGGGCAAGCAGGCGCGGTCCCTCCAGGTGAGGGGCAACTTCCAGAAGGACTAAGCCCAACAGGTCGTATGACAGGTGTGGCACCAGGACAGATTGCTCCAGGTGGCAGACCAGATGTTCAATCCTTACTAGCAAGTTTAACAGCACGAGGCGAACCTAATTTGCAGGCATCCCTCATCAGACGAACACCAGTGTAAGGAGGTGAAAAAATGAAAAAAGCATCAGCACTTAAGAAGGGCTACAGCAAGAAGCCTGCTAACCAGGGTTCAGCAGGAAAGCCTAACTACCAGAAGCCAATGACAGCAAAGAAGGCATCCTCCAAGGGAGGTAAGGTCTTTCAGACTGCACAGCCATCAGGTACACGCGGTTCAAAGAACAAGTAATTAAATAGTCGGCTGCCGAAAACGCAGAGTTAATGGGTTGATAACCGCGATTAACATATCAAACAGTCCTGAGCATTTGACATTAAAAGGCTCACCAATTTTTCAAACGCTAATTTAGCATTGGGGTAATCATGGCAGTAGAAGCAAATAAGAATTTTAAAGTATCCGCTACAGGTGGAGACGGTTCAAGCGGACAAGCAGCACAGTATGCTGCAGGTATTGACAACGCAGGAGATTTTTATGAACTTCAAACTCAAGCCCCAATGTCAAAGTCTGGCGTACAGTTGCCAAATAGAGGCAATCCTGTTGTACCTAAGATGGCAACTGGCGATATTGTTCCTCTCGATGCTACAACACTCTACCCAGAAGAAGGAGTAGATACAGGCGCAGCCATGGGACCTAATGCAGGTGAAGAAATCATGGCAGCACCAAGCATGCTTGCAGCGCAAAACAATGAAGATATTGCTGCGCTCGCTGCTAATATGCCTTTCTATGCAAAGGTTGCTGAGTCACCAAATGCATCTAATGCAACCCGTAACTGGTATCGCTACATTCGTAGTCAACTAGACGGACAGGCTCAGTAGTGAGTTGGATTGACAACTTAGGCAAGATGGCAAAGTCAGCAGTTGACTTTACTGGATTGCCTGGACTATTTAAAGATTTAGCAACTGCTGGTTCTAATGATGACCCGTGGTATGTAGATGGTATTAACCTTGCTAAGAATACAATCAAGGTTACAACCACCCCTGTTCGTGCTGCCGTTGGCGGTTTACTTGCAGTAGGTGAAGCATCATACGAATTAGGTGGCAAGGTACGCCGTGAAGGTGTTGAAACAATCCTTGACCAACCTTTCATGTACAACAAGTTTAAGAACGAGAACGAGTCATACTCCGACTACACCGCACGCGTTGAACGCGAAAAAGCCAATATCAGTCTTGGGCAAGCGACTCTTTCCGTTCTCTCTCCTGGTAAAAATTCTGGCGATAAGTCAGGATGGTTACAGGACTGGACAGATAACAACCTAAAGTTTTTATCTGCTGGCTTTGACCTGTTCGACCCAACAGACCGTGAGACTGCTTTTCAGAACCAGTACACAGGAAAGTTTCTTTCAGGTATTCAAGACATTACTGCATCAACAATCATTGACCCATTGACCTTTACAGGTTTCATTGGCAAGGGTGCAGTCATTGCTGCTAAGGCACCAATGCTAGATACAATCTCTGGTAAGACTGCTCGTGCAGTATTTGGTAAGTTTGCAATGACAGAGGACCGCCTTGATGGATTGCTAGTTAAAGCACTTGATGGTCAAGGCGAAGCAGTTACAGATATTAAGTTCCTTGCTAACACAGGTGCTAGAGAACAATACGAGTACTGGCGCAAGAAGAAAGTTACTAACCCAGATGCCATGGCGTATCTGTTTGGTCGTGCAACAACTGACCAAGAAGTAGTAGATACTTTCCGCGCTGTTATGTTTAAAGACACAGATGCAATCTCAAAAATTGTAGATGTAGATGATGAGGCTGGCTTAGTTATTGATGCACTCGGTGATGTGCCACATCCACACCGTATGCTTCTTGAAGGCAAGTCAGAAGGCGACATGATTACTTCGCCTAAGTACAATGAAGTTTTACAGGGTTACATCTCACGGGCTAGTACCGATGATGACCGCTTCCGCGTAGCGCTTGAGACAGTACAAACTGGTGGACAGTTTAAGTACGGTTTCAGCCGTGGACCTTGGGAAGGCAAACTTGCTGAGAAATCTAAGGCTAAGGCTGCTCGTACATTTGCTGAACCAGAATCTGTCTTTATACAATAGACAAGCATGCACCCAATCTTCTAGGTAG